CTTACTATTTAAAAGGTCGAGTAGCTTATTTACAATATAAGACTTTACCCCCTCTTCAGAAACAACATATTTAACAATATCTAACTTAGCTAATGTTTTCCTATATTTCTTTACTTTCTTTTCTAATTGATCTACGCGTTGTTTAGTGTCTATAATAAGCGAGTCAAAATCAGTTTCAATAGATTCAATAACCTGTAAATCGTCTTTAAGTTCCTTTTGCCACTCATCTAGTTGATCTATACGTTGTGTAATATTCTTTTTATTTTGCTCGAGCAGTCTAGCTTCAGATAATTTATTTTGACATTCATTTATTGCTTTTAAAAATCTGTCCTTTCTTATTTTTAATTCCTTTAGACCATCAGAATAATTCTTAATATCTTCTACTGCTTCATGAATACTTTCTTTAAGCTTTTCTTTTTCTTTAGCTATATGATCAGTGTCATGCTCTTCCACACTACGAAGACATACCGGGCACTTTTCTTTATCTGTGCCCATCTTTTTATAACGTTCTTTTCTTGTAGATGCTAAAGCTTTATTACGAGCCACTGCCTCTAAATTTGTTTCAATCCTTACATCTTGATCTTGAGCAGCCTCTTCTAAAGCAGATATTTGATTTTTAATTTTACTCACGTTTATTTCTTCGACTTCTTCAAGTTCCTTTTCAAGCTTTTCTTTTTCTTCAGTATTATTTTCTTGTCGTGTGAGATATTTTTTCTTCTTTTCTTTCCTTGTTTGAAGTATTCGTTGTTTTTGGTCTTCGTAATTTTTATAAGCCTTTTCAATCTCTTCTAATTTAGTTAACTGTGTATCATGTTCACGTGATATGTCATTATACTCATTACGTAAAGCAGCGAGCATTGTACTAAAGACCTCCATCCCAAAAATATCTTCGATAAACTTTCGCTTTTCGATTTTATTTTTTGCCATAAAAGGAACCGCATTGTTAACTGTCATAATAACACAGTTTTGAAAGATAGAAGGTGAAGCGCTTAATACACGATTAATATATGCGGTAGTGTTCTTAATACTATCTCTAGTTCGATCAACCCCATCCTTATAAATAAAGACCTTTGATGGTGACAGGGTACGAATTATCTTGTAATTGTTTTTACCTCTTGGAGAATCAAGCTCAAAATCTAACTCAACGTGCGTTTTGCCGTTTGTAAGATTATTAGGTATGAGATCTTTTTTAAGCTCGCGTAATGTCTCGCCAAAGATCGTGAAATATAAAGCATCAGCTATGGTGCTCTTACCAATAGCGTTTCTGCGATCAGGTTTATCTTTATTTTTACCTGTAATGACGTGAAGACCTTTGTTAAACTCTACAGTTACAGGCTCTTCTCCTACAGATAAAAAATTTACTATACTGAGTTTCTTAAAGTTTACTTTTTTCATATAAACCTAGAGTGTATTTTATTATCTCCTTTTTATTCTTAATTTCAAGGAGATTTACAAACTCTTCTATTGCTTGAGGTATGTCAATCCCAGAAAGATCTTCCTTATTATCTGTATCATCAATTAACCGGTTAAAGTTTATGTCATAATCAACAGTTAGAGCTTCTGGCTTGAGTAGAGTCAATTTTTTAAGCAATATATCCATATCAGCTTGTGATATGTTCATATCAACCTTAAGCTTAGTGATATTACCAGCGAACAAATCAACGACCCTTTTAGTTATTTTACCTTCTCTAACTAATTCCCCTAGAGATATCTTTTTATAATTAGGTGATATATAATTAGAGGTAAAATTATATTGGAGGGTATCTAGATCTAGGATGTAGTAACCTTTTTGATTGTCTGTATCACCAAAGTCCATCTGAAACGGGTTACCTACATAGAGTATTGTTCCTTTACCAAATTTCTTTTCATGTCTTGTATGAAAATGACCGGAAATTATCAATGGGCTCTTTTTAAGTAGTTCTTTAACCTTGAGTCCTTCTTCACAAACCCTATAAGAGTTCATCTTAAAGGTTTCTATCTCAAAATGCCCAAATATGATGTCGCTTTGTGGTACTTCTTTTATGTTTGTGTTCCATGGACAGAAGGTAATAGTTCGATCAAAAGCTTCAATGGTGTCAAAACTATCTAATATGGTAACATTTTTACGTTTTTTAAATATTGATAGTGAATTAACATCGGTTCTATGTTTATAGTAAATATCATGGTTACCAGTGATGGCGATTATATTAAACCCACTAAGTATATCAAATATATCTGCAGATACTTGCAACGTATTAACTGATATCTCACTTCTGTTATGATGCCAATCACCACAGAAGATTAAATCTTTGATATTTTTCCGATTACACTCTTCTTTAAACCAGTGAGCCCATTCTACGGCATAATTATGCCAATCGGTACTATTTGAATGAACGCCTAGATGAAGATCCGAAAAAATCGCAACTCTAGGCTTATTAATCTTCAAAAGAATTTTCCTCGTCAGGTGGTTTTACGTATACGTGGCCGTGTGTATTATCCGGGTTAGACATATAATCTTCGTAAACACGCTCTTTATACTTAGTAACAGCTTCATGGTGCTTTTTCTCCTTTTTTATCCGGTTAATGAATGCATGATACGCAATAGTTGTAAAGTATGAGAAGGGATTTGTAGCTTTTGAGAAGTCAAATTTTTTATATTTTAGTGCAGAATACATTTTAATAAGAGCATCACCAATCATATCATCCTTGTAGGTATAATTGATAAATGATGCGTTATAGCTTAATCCGTAAGCTATTTTCTTAATATTTTCAGCTAAGTCATCAGTGAGGATGTCAGTTTTATAATATTTACTTAGGGATGCTTTGAAAACCTTTGGTTCAATATAATATGGTTTTTTTTCTTTACCGGCCATTTGTACAATTATAGTATAAGTTTAAGATTTTTCAACGATATTAGTGTCAGTGTACTTTATTTTTTCTCTCTCGTAAATTTCTTTACGTTTTTCACAATGTCTTACACCGTATCTTAATCGATCACATATATCGAAGATAATAAGCTTGTTTTTCGAAGCATGCTTACGAAGTCCCCTACCAATTGACTGTACAGTTCGTATAAAAGACTTACCTCCAGACGCAAAAATAATATTATGCAGGTTTTTGATGTTAATACCGGTGGAGAAAATAGCGCTTATGGCAACACACACTACATTTGAGTCCTTTTCCATTATTTTCTTTATTTTATCACGTTCTTCCACTTCTACTTCACCTCTAATGAAGTAAACCTGCTTGCTTGTTATGGTATCTAGGTATACTTTTAGCAATTCCCCGTGTTTAATGTGATTAACCAAAATTAACGTATTGTTATCTAGCTTACCACATAGTTTTGCTAAAAACAGGTTTCGAAAATCACTTTCATATATAAAATCTAACTCTTCCCTGTAAGCATTGTCAGAAAGGTACCTTGGAGGTGTGTTATACTCGAGATTTAGCACTTTTACATTAACATTTGCCAAATAATCCTCTAATCTTAACTCATAACTCGTTTTTTCATATATAACAGGGCCGAATTTACCTATAATCGACCATTTATCTAAGTTATTCTCCGGAAGTGTACCTGTAAACCCATATTTGTTGTGTGTTGTAATCTTAGATACTATTTTACTAATCTTGTTTGACGCTTTTATCTTGTGACACTCATCAACTATAAGTAAATCTATATACTTTAACCAATCATTAGTATCAAACTGACTTTGAACTATGCCAATATTACATATAACAACATTAGCTGTTAGATCTGGCTTAGTTTTACCAGTCCACTTAGTGAGTTTAAAGGTAGTCCCACTGTTCATGAACTCATCATACGTTTGAGTTACTAATCCTAGGTCAGGAACCAGCACAACACACTTAAAAGTGTCTTTGTCTGGGCAAGATCTAAAGTAATTCTCAATAAGAGCAGCAGTTGTAAGTGTTTTACCAGCGCCAGTACCTAAAACACATGTACCTCTACCGAGTTTCAATGCTTTCTTAATAACATCCTCTTGATATTCCCTTAGAGTTAGGGTGAAATCTTTATAAAGATCAATGTCTCTACCGACTTTAAGCACTTTTTGCAATTTATCAGTAACTTCAACATCAATTTTAACCTGTTTGCTTATAAGATACTGTCGAATCTCCCAATATAGCCCTACTTCACATGCACCGGTACCAGTTATTGCATATTTACGTCGAGCCGCAAACCTGCCTCTGTATCTAGCAAAGCGCGCGCCGTCGTTTTCAACACTAAAATGCTCTCTAATCCTGTCAAATAGGTCTTGATCGTCAGTTTTTAGCTGAATCTTTCTCTTACTGGGGCTGTAATCAAAGGTAAGCATTAAAGTTGCTCCATTTTATTAATATCGATAATATTTTTTATCTCCCAGTGCATGTGACCCATTATCTTTTCCACCTTTTCCAGATATTCGATAATAGAATCTTGTTCTGAAATAGATTCATTTAGCTTACTAATTGATTCATGCCGTTCAGCCGCTGATTCCGCGGCAGATTGACTGATCCTCACAGGAGAGTCAGATATAACTTTCTTTACCACTTCCTTTTTGAGATTTTTCTTATTTCTAAAAAAGGAATTACGTTTAATTTTAGCTTCCATCAGGCGCGCCACCCAAAAATGCTTCCGGGCAGGTAGTCTCATTTGCGCTTCTTTAATATTGAAATCGTCTAAGTAGAGGTCTTTAGTTATATCTTCAATATACTTTCTTAGCAATTCCATCTATATATTATAAATATAAGTGGCATGGAATCAACCGGTAGATTTGAAAGAATATTCTTAAAAATGTTAAAGGAGACTAATATATCAGGCGCGGATGGCGCTTTTGGTGATGGTCCTACTCTGCATACTGTATATGGACCGAACGCTGCAGCACAAAATATTGATTCAGGGGATACATATGCACCAGGTGATGCGAGAGTACCTAAAGTGTTAGGTAAGGGGAAGGTACAGACACGTAAAGGCGCAACCGGCGGTAAGAAGAAGAAGAAAAAGAAGGGAAGGGGAGTTAATTATGCGACTGGTGAAGAGGATGAAGAGGGGAAAGCTAAAGATCCAGTAGGCATGGACACTTATTGGGAAGATGGTGATTTAAAAGTTACTATTACGGAAGTTCTTAAATATCTAGACGATATTGATGAGCCTGTAGAAGATGTTAGTACTGATAATTTAAAGTCTATACTTATAGCTGATGATAGAGACGATAAAAGAGTGCAGGCTGCAGATTTAAAGTATCCTATTATTATAGTAGTGGGTATGAATGGTAAGTATAAGAGTATTTTAGATGGTAATCATAGAGTAGATAAAGCTATCAGAAATGATATACCAACTGTAAAGGCGCGCCATCTCCATCTACAGGAAGCTCCAAAGAAATATCAAGAGCTG